GTACTCTACCAGAAGCGCAAGGCATGCTACGAGATGGAGATGTCTCAAAGCGACGGCAAGATCATATACGGGCCGAGTTCCGGCCACTGCGCCGCGCACTTCGCCGTGATGCTGGGATGCAAGAGAATCTACTTGATCGGATTTGACTCGATGTGCGTCTCCGGACACAAGTACTTCTGGCAGTTTCAAGACCAGCCTGGGCCGGGCGGGACTACAACTGGGCATGCAAATCATCACCTGAAGTCACTAGCGCGCATTGGGAGATCACCCGACGCGGCGATTTATGAAGACTTTGATGCACGTACGGGAGATCCGTCGAAACCAGCATACAACGGCTGGATGCGACTAAGGCGGAGCAATCCTAACATAGACATCGTCGATGCGTCTGGCGGCGCGCTGCATGACGTATTTCCGAAGGTATCCGTGACACAGATGTTGGAGGGCAAGCCGTGACGAGAAACATACTGCTCTTCGGAGCTGCCCGCGAGCAGAGCACGCGATGCCCAGACAAGATGATGCGCCCGTTCGCGGACACTACGCTATACGATATCTACCTCGGCAAGATGCAGGAGCTGTCGTCGTGCCGAGCGTTCTCTCGCGTCGTGATCGGCGTGGCGCGGAGTGACGAGCGGATGTGGGCGCGCGCCGTCGAGAGCGGAGTCGAGGTCGCGGAGCGGAGTACGGAATCCGTCGCGCGCGGGATACGCCCGCGCGGGGAAGAGCTCCACTTCCTTGGCCAGTTCGACGAGAGCTACGCAATGTTTTTCAACGGATGCCTGCCGTTCTTCCCGGCGTCTCGTGTAGAGCAGGCAGCGAAGCAGTTCCTGGCGACCAACGCCGCGTCGATGACATTTGTCAAGCCGGCGCACAACTGGTACTGGACGAGCGATACTCTAGTTCCGGTGAATAACACGGATGCGCGTTGTCTGTCTACGCAGGGATGCACACTATTGAACGAGAGTGTGCACGCAGTGAACGTCTACCCACGTGAGCGAATGCTCAGGCAGAACGTGAGATGGTCGTACGCAAACGACTTGGACCCTCTCGTGCGAGTGATACATGGAGTAGACTCGGTCGAACTGTTGGATGTAGACGACGAAGAGCAGTTCGAGTACTGCGCGTGGAAGTATGCGAAGAGAAATCGGGCGTAGAAGGACGGTGTAGCATGAGGGAGAAACCGGTAATCGTAGCGGAGATCGGGATCAACCACAACGGCGACCTCGGCTTGGCCAAGGCCAATATAGGTCTGGCGAAGGGCCTTGGAGTCGACTACGTCAAGTTCCAGAAGCGGACCATCGATGCGGTCTACATGCAGGAGGAACTCGACCGGCCAAGGATAAGCCCGTGGGGGAAGACGAACCGTGATCAGAAGATGGGCCTCGAATTCAGCAAGGACGCGTATGATGAAATCGACGAATTCTGCAGGGTACTCAACATAGGATGGTTCGCCACGCCGTTCGACGCGAAGAGCGTGGAGTTCCTTATGCAATACGATCTTCCATTCATGAAGGTCGCGTCGTTCGACCTGACGAACATGAATCTGCTTGAGTGCATCCGAGGTACCGGGAAGCCTGTCGTGCTATCGACCGGCATGAGTACGGTAGCGCAGATAGACTTCGCTGCCGACTTGCTCGGACACAACCTGGCGTATCTTCTGCACTGCGTGTCGGCGTATCCGACGGCGGACGAGGATATGAATCTGAGCAGGATGCTTACGCTGAAGGAGCGGTACGGCGACAGGTGCAAAGTGGGGTTCTCGAACCACAGCGAGAACATCATCTTTTCGGTAGCCGCGATGGTGCTAGACGCCAAGATGATCGAGATTCACACCACGGTGGATAGGAACCTGTATGGCAGCGACCAGAAGTCGTCGGTCGGCCCGACCGGCTTGCAGCGCGTCATGGAGCACATCGGGCGCATCCACCGCGGATGGGGTGACGGGTCACTGGAGCCGAGGGAGTCTGAGATTCCGGCCATGAAAAAGATGAGGAGGTTCCCGTGACGAACCCGATTACTATATACATCAAGGACCAGTGCCGGATACTCTCTGCGACTACAGTGACCGACGTTACCGGTGCGGAGATGAACTTGCCGCGCGGCGTCCGCGCGTGCAACGATTTGATCGAGTCAGCCAAGTCTGCGTCCAGGAAGGTCATCGTGGCCGGCAACGGTGGAAGCGCCGCCATCGCGCTTCACATGGTAGAAGACCTGGTGAAGCTCCGCAGCGTGCGCGCCATGTCTCCGCTGTCTGGACCGATGCTGACGTGCATCGGAAACGACCTCGGTTTCGAGCGAGTATTCTCTGTTCCGATTAACTTGCTGGCAGACTGCAGTGACGTAGTCGTGCTGATCAGCAGCTCCGGAAGCTCGCCGAACATCTTGCGGGCGGCAGATGCCGCCACCGAGCGTTCGTGCCGACTGGTGACGTTCACCGGGATGGATGCCGGAAACCGTCTTCGCAAGATGGGAGATGTCAACTTCTACGTTCCATCGTGGAGATACGGGCAGGTCGAGAGCGCGCACGCGACGTTGATGCATTGCGTGCTGGATTGCGTGTGAGCATGCTGCCACAGTGGGGGAGCAAGATAGTTCCTGGGCGTAGGGTACTCGTTGTGGACATCGACGGGACCATCTGCACGAAGGTCACCGGAGACGACTACGCGGCGGCGCGTCCAATCCCGTCAAGGATACGTCGTGTCAACGAAATGAAGCAAGACGGTTGGTACGTAGTCTTCTGGACGGCTCGGGGAGGAACCACCGGGAAAGACTGGAGGGGTGTAACGATAGGTCAGCTGGAGGCGTGGGGTGCATTGTATGACGAGCTGCACTTTGCCAAGCCACACTACGACCTGTGGATCGATGACAAGGCCGAAAGTGCAAATGCGCTAGATGGGGTTGCCAGTGACGCCCAAAGCCGATAAACGTGTTGAGGGAGCACGATGCCTCGTCACAGCGGCGTTCGGAGGATCCGGACACCATCGAGGACAGGATCGCCTTCTGAAGTCGCTTGACGAGATTGGGTACTGCGGGCACAAGCACGTCTGGCGCGATGAAACCCCGCCCGGTTGCCCTACCCATAATGAGGTTCCCTACGCGTTCAAGACGCATATGCTATCGTTCGCTGCTAGTCGAGGAAGCAACGTGCTTCTCTGGTGTGACGCATCGGTGTGGTTCGTGAAGACACCCGATCTGGTCTTTGACAGGATAGAGAAACAAGGCTACTACGTTGCGGAGGTCGTCAACAAGCATAGGCTTGGTACGTGGTGCTCGGACTCGGCGCTACATGCCGTCGGATTTTCGCGTGACGAGGCAATGGATATCACGCTCGTGTATGGTGGATTCTACGGATACAATCTTGACACGGACATCGGCGTCGCCCTCGCTAGTCTCATGATGAAGTACGTGTTGAACGGCGCACTCATTGGAGATTGGAATAATGACAGAGGGCAGGTATCGTCAGACGCACGGTGCCGTGGACATCGGCACGACCAGAGCATCTTGAGCGCCGTTGCGTTTCGGCTAGGCATCGAAGCTGACCGCTCGCCAGGAATGTTCATGGTTGACTCTTACGAATCGCGCACGGAGAAGACCGTAGCAGTCTGTCGGGGGATGGCATGAGTCGTAGAGCTATCGTCAACGTCGGGGTCGGAGAATGGTATCCCAGAGGCGTCGACCGCCTCCGGAATTCCATCCTAGACCTTGGCGCCGACTGTGACCTTCTCACGTGGAAGGATGAATACCCACCCGGTTGTCCGAGTCACAAGGATCAACCGTATGCGTTCAAGTTCGCTGCGCTAGAGATGGCACTCGTGAAGGGATATGACGCTGTCATCTGGTGTGATTGCTCGGTGTGGTTTATCAAGGACCCGGAGGATATCTTCCGATACATCGAGCAGAAGGGGTACTGGATAATGTCGCAGGGTTGGCAGGTCTCAACATGGTGCTCGGATACAGCGCTCCATCTGCTCAATATCAAGCGCGATGATTACTGGGACGTTCCGATGATCTCGGCAGCGATGTTCGGTCTAGACTTACGGACAGATATCGCGCGGCAGGTGCTCGGATACATGCGCGCGAGGGTGCGTGACGGAAGTCTTCGCGGACCATGGAGGAATGATCACGGAGAGGCGTCTCCGGACAAGCGCGTTCTTGGACATCGGCATGACCAGACCGCGATGAGCGTCGTTGTACACAAGCTCGGTCTCGACATAGAGTGGTCGCCAAACTACTTTGAGTACAAGTACGACGGAGTCATACCTAACACGAAGTGCGTCGCGCTGGCGCAGGGGATGTGATGGGATGGGACAGCAACAGGTCCTAGTAAAGTGGATCATCCGTGGCGTAGCTGAAGGCAAGCTGCGTCTTCCGGGAGACGAGGACGTGTTGCTACAGAAGAAGGCAAGGTTTCTGAAGGCGTCGGGGATCGTCGACATAATCGGGCCGGCGGAAAGAACCGTTCCCATGCTGACGTTCGATGAGGAGGATGTCGCGTGAGCTTGATAACGCTGGCGGAAGCGAAGAACGCATGCGACGTGTCGAACACGTCCAGGGACGTCTTCCTGCAGGCACTCATAGACGGAGTCGAGCAGTGGGCACAGAAGTACCTTGGTGTGTCGTTCATACAAACTACGGTAGAGGAGTACCTGGACGGGGGAGGATACTCGCTAGCGCCGACGACGACCCCGGTGCAAAGCGTGTCTGAGGTATACGACGACGAGAGTGGAATTATCGAGAGCAAGGACGACTACGACTTGCGCGACGACCTCATCTTCCAGGTAACGGATGAGCGATGGACCGAGCACCCGCACAATAGATGGCTCGTGACGTACGTTGGGGGCTATGACGGAATACCAGCCGGAGTGAAGTCGTCGCTGCTCATGCTCATCGCACGTGCGTGGGCGAATCCGGAGGCACTGCAGTCGCAGGGAGCTAGCGGATATGACAGCGCATTCCAGACGCTCGCCGGAAGCGACATCCTGTTTCTTCTAGAGCCCTTCCGAGCACAGGGTGGAGCCATCGGATGAAGCTGCGAGAAGCGTGGTATAGATACAGACCGATTACCGTTCGAGATGGTTACGGCGGCATGACGGAGTCCGTTTCCGGCGTGACTCCGATAACGATGTATGGAGTCATGCGCATCCACGATACGGAAGAGGTCATCATAATGCAGAGGCATGATGACGTGGTAGTCGGTGACTTGCTCCGGCTGAGGGAGGACTAGGATGAGAAGGTCTCTGGTGACCATTGCGCTGTTACTCACCGGCTGCGTGGACCTCAGCATGCCCAACGCCATTGAGAACGCTCAGTTCTCCTATATCAAGGAGGCCGTAGATGAGCAGGCGCGAGAACGTCCTCCGGAGACCGAGCGAGAGGCAAAGCGCCTAACGGACATGGTCACCGTTGCGAGCCAGGGAGTCGAGTTGACTCGCGTCGAGTTGAAGCTATTCGGGCCGACGGACGTAGACGTGCCGGACGCGAGAGACTTCTCCGCGATATACCACGCTACGAAGGTCTTCGAGGAAGAGGTCAACGCCGAAAACCGATGGAAGGGAATGGTGGCGCCGTTTCTCCAGAAGGCTGGTCTTGGGAACGTGATCGGCGGAGGCGGAGCACTGACCATCGGCATGTCTCTCTTGAAGATATTCCTGGACAAGAAGAAACTACAGCGCAAGGACAATGTGCTCGGGAAGATGTTTGAGTTCGCCGGGGCACACGCCGACAAGGACACGCTGAAGCGTGAACTGTCTGATCCAGAAATACAGGCGGAGTACGGCGTGAGCACGTACAAGGTCGAGAAGAAGAAGATTGCACAGGCCGTGGCGCAGACGAAGACAGATGCTTGAAGCGATGCCGGGGCTGCGGCGGCCAACCGGGTCACCGCAGGGCACGGCGAGTCACGTAGCCCCGGCGACGCACCTATGAGGACTATGTAATGGCGACGAGACCGACCGTAGCAGTCAACACGAACGCCGTCACGGCGACCAGCGTCCCGTATACGCTTACCGGGACGGCCGGAACGTCATACACGACGAGACTGTTGTCGGCAGACGGTGTGACGATAGAGGACTCAGACGTCAGGGTCGGCTCCGGTGCCGGGACGCTTACTCCAGCTGGTTCCGGTCGGAAGTTCGTGCAAGCGTATCAGACTACGGATGCCAGCGCAAACCCGAGCAACCTCGTGGAGATAGTCGTTCCGTCGGTGTCAAGCACTGCCGACGTAGGATGGTATCGCGTGATTCGGTTGGACAGGTTGCCCGGGTCACCGAACATGCGAGTGGTCGTCGAACGCACTACGAAGGCGGTCGAGCCGCATGATTAGTATGAAGTCTAATACCTGGATGGATGTGAAGGGCGTTGTCAAAGCCGTCCGTCAAGCGCAAGTGAAGCCATTATTCGATGCTGGGTTGTTAGTTGAGAGAAGCGCGAAAGAGTCGATGAATATAGGAGCGGGCCGGAAGGTATATGTCACCGGTTATACAAGAAAGACGGGGGAGAAGGGTCAAAAGCGAAGGCGCAAGAAGACTATCTGGGAACCAAGCAAACCTGGTGAAGTCCCGCGTGTTCGGCATGGTACTCTCAGGAGCAGTATCGCAACGGCACCAACAGATCGAGAGACGGTTGTAGTCGGCCCGACTAGTCCTCCGGCACCATACGGTCAGCACCTTGAGTTCGGCACGAGGAAGATGGCTGCGAGACCATTTATGCGCCCAGCACTGATGCGCGTGAAGACAGCGTTCGCACCTCTGTGGAAGAGCTTGAAGCTCGCTACGACGCCAGCAGGTCAAAAGTTGAACCGGAGGAAGACGTGATATCTGACGTGCTACGTGACATACTGAACTCGGACTCGATGGTCACGGACGACCTCGCGACGTTCGAGTTCGCGACGGGTTTGCCGGAGCCGGCCATCTTCACGACCGAGCGCGTTCCCGACACGGCAGATTATCCCGTCATCATCATTGACGAGCTTCCAGGAGCGAACTGGGGTACGCGAGGACAGACCGGCGGAGAATGCTTCTGTCGCGTAAGGGTATATGGAAACCGAAACTGGAACATGGCGAGGCTGCGTGCGACGGCGTGGAAGGTAAAGCGCTCACTCGACAGGCATTCGCTCGACGCGCACTTGGAGGAGTTCGGATACGTCGGCGCTCTGTGCATAGCTGACCCTCCGGGAAGACTAAACGATCCAGACGACTACCCTGGGTTCGTATTGAACGTCAGGGTCAAGGTACTACGGGCGTAGAAGGAGGGGTAAGATGCCCCAGGCAGGATATGTCGGAAGACTTCTGATCAGTGGAAACGAGCTGACAGAGGCGACGGACGTCACGCTCTCGCAGGACAACACCGAGATCGAGACGACGAGTCGTGGAGACGATGGGTTCGGTGCGTACATCGCTGGTATCCGCAGGGCCACGCTGGACTTCACGATAGTCTGGAAGTCCGCACTGAGTGTAGCTGCGGTCGCCATCGAGACGGCGTTTGTCGCGAAGAGCGCTGTTGCGGTGCAGGTGCGCGACGAGGACGGCGAGGGCTGGTCTTTCAGCGCAATCGTCATGTCCTACACCAAGAACGAACCGCTTGACGATGCACAGACGGTAGACGTGTCGATGCGCGCGACCGGTCCGCTCGTGAAGGTCGGCGGAACGTCGTAGGCAGCACGCCCGAAAGGAGGATGAGAGATGGCACGGTTCAAGGGTGCTGACGGTGTAGAATACGCTCTCCGTGCGAACATGGGAGCGCTCCGTCGGTTTGAGAAGCATACCGGGAAGAAGCTGCTCAAGGTGTGCTTTGGATCTGTGCGCACGCTCGCTGATAAATCCGAGGATGAGATAGCGAGCACGATGTTCGACGGCATCGCGCAAGTGTTCGAGTCTATGGACGACGCCGCGCGGTTCATCTACGAGTGCAGCGTTCCTCGTGGTCAACAGGCCGAGATGGACTTCGAGAAGTTCTGTGATGACGTGCTCAATCCAGAGGCGCTGAAGGATGCCGTCGCCGCAGTCTTCAACGCACTCACGGAGCACCTCGGCGCTACGGCAGACGCATCCGCACTGACCGGGGTAAGCTCGGACCCCAAGACGGCTGGCGGGTAGTCTGGTTGCTCGCCGGCCAGGCTGGCACAGACGATATCGATGGACTCACGCTGCG